CATTTCCAGTAGTAAAATCAGTTGGAACATCACCATTTAAGTTTACTGCCCATTTACCTGAAGTAATGTTTGGGAAATTATCTGAAATTGCATAGTAATTGCTGAAATTATTATAAACTAGATTGTTGTATAGCTGTTGCTTGAGATTAAGTTTATACTCCTTAACACCACTTTCATAATTTAAAACACCATCGGTTAATGCATCAAAGTCTACACCCTCTACTAGTTCAGTTTTTTGTGTTGGAACATTCGTATAAACACCACTATTATACTTTAACCAATTCCTACTAGCATTATTATCAATATCTATATGGTTCTGTACTTCATAGTTTCCATTCCAGCTATATAAGTATGAGTTAAAGGGGTTAAGCAGCTTATTAATAGTAGATTTACAATTATCTTTCTCACTATTCTTTAGTATGTTGTTAGTATCAATGTAATTATCTTTAAAATAGTTTGAAGTGCTATTAATAACCGTGTTATTGCTATGTATAGAGGTATTGTATACAATTGGTAGGGTGATTACTGTCTTAGACAAACAACTATTGAATAATTCACCGACATTAACAATATCACCATTAATTAACTCACTTTCAACCTCATCAAGTTTTTTTAGATAATCTACAAATTCTAGGCTTACATTTGGCCTGTATTCTAACCCCTGCTCAATTATATCAACGGCAAGCCAGCCTTTGAATATTGTAATAGTGCTGCTATCATTATAATCTATGGTAGTAACCTCACATAGATAGGTTTTTTCATAATTCTCAAAAATTCCAGCAAGTTGTGCTGGTTGAAGGTTATTTATAAATTCCACCTTACAACCTGAGCTAATAACAGGGTCAAAAATACCAGAATTACCCCTATTTATTGAAACATTGGTAATGGTCAACGGTATTACTGCACCCGTGTAAGCATCGTTGTAAATGCTTACTGTATATAGATTACCTTTAGAACTCTTGAACTCACCTTTAAAATTTATCATTATCTAAATCCGTTTACCTTATTCATCTTGTTTGTTATTCCTACAAGAGTATCACCTCTTATTATAAACTCCACCTTATTTAAGCCATCGGTTATACCTTGGTTGAGCATATCAAATAAGTTGCCCTGCTGTCTAGTATTAAGAACCATTTCTCCACTGTTCAACCTTGCAGTAATCTTATCACCAGAATAGGAATTACCCCCAACAATACCCCCACTTTCAAACTTTGGAAGCTTAGCAAAAATTGCCATTACACCAGTAATTCCAATAGCAGCCATAGCAAGCCCTGGTAATCCATATTTAGAGTTACTTGCTGTTTGGCTCATCATAGCCTCAGCAAGTTTTGCAACCACTATTTGCCTAATACCCGCAAGCGTTGACATTACTAAATCCTTTACGCTAAGTTTACCAGTTTCAGCCATTGTTATAAAGGCATCGCTTAAACCATTCATTGCAGAACCTGCTAACCCAATTTTTTCTTGAAGCGTTATTAATTCAGTTGTAGCAATTGGGGCAATCTTAACTTTTAATACAACTGGTGGAACATCCTCTAAAGTGGTGGCTATTGTATTATTTAATTCCTTCTTGGCAGCAACTAAAGACCTACCAGCAAACATATTTTTTATAGCATCATTTTGAGCCTTTTCCCTTTCCTTGTAGTATTTGGTTTCAATTGCGACCTCTTTAGTATTACTTATCTTTAATATTGTGGCTACAACATCGCTATACTCCCTATATTTTGTGATACTCTTACTTTTCCAATCCTCTAAGTCTGCTAACTCCTTGGCTTTTCCTGTTAATTGCTCCCTAATTAGTGTATTCTTAAATTCAACGGCTAGTTTACGGCCGTCTGCTGCTGCCTTTTCATCAATAATAGTTTGTGCAATACGTGCAGTAGTAGTATTATTAAGTGCATCGGTTAATTCAGATTGCTTTTTTGTTAACTCTGATAACTTAGCAGCCTCATCATCATTTAATTCCTTTTTTTTCAACAGAATATCAATCTGAGCTTGGTTAGCAGCATCCAATTGCTTAATACCTGCTAGCTTCTCATCTATTAACTCTAACTCTGTTTTACCTTGTGCCTTACTAATAGTAGCGAGCCTCTCAATATCCCTAGATAAATTATTAACATAAAAATTATAGTTGGCTAATTTTTGGCTAGTATTATCAATAACATCACCACTATCACTTAACGCTACTGCAACAACTGCAACGACTGCACCAAGGGCAACTAATCCAACAACCAATGCCCCAACTGGATTAGCAGCAACAATAGCATTAAGTGCAATCATAGCACTTGATAGAATACCCGTAGCCCCTGCACCCTCAATAGTGGCTGCTGTTGCAACTTTCTGTTGAATTATCTCAATATTCTTTAGTGCATTTGTTCTAATGAGGTTGGTTATTTTGGCTAATCCTAACCTCATCTCAATACCAAGTGCATTTTCTTGGAAAAATACAGCAGCTTGTTGTAGGCCGTTTGATAATCCCATTAGCAATACAGTCTTTTGCATTGCCACATTTAAACCATCAGATTTAACCCCTAATAAGCCTAATCCAGCAGTTACCCCACCCATCATTGAACTTATACCAGCTGCACCAGAAGCAAATTTTTGGAAAGGGTCTAATGACATTTGGTTAAGTTCGGCCTTATAATCCCCAATCTCATCAATTAAACCAGCCATTTTAGCCTTTATATCAGCTATTTCCTCTGGTGTTTTACCTGCAAAACTGGTGTTTTTAAGCTCTTTATACGCCCTTGTTAGTTCCTGTAAATTTCGGGTTGGTTCAGTTACCTTAGTAGCAAGGTCAGTAAATGAAGCACCAGCAGCACTATTAGCCGACTTAATACCATCTTTAAGGGTCTTAACTTGATTATTTACCTGCTCTGTACCAGTCTTAAAACCAGCAGCATCAAGGGTAATAGAGGTTAATAGTGTGAATTTTCCCATTATAATTTATCTTTTATCTTTTCAAATGCGTCTAAAGAATGTTGCATTTGTGTTTTAGTATCTATCTTATTTTCTACTTGTTGTGAACTCTCCCAATCAAAACTAATCAACTCTTCAGGGCTATTTGGTTCGCCTGTTAAGTATTTGGCAAAAACAAACCCTATCCACCTCATTTTTATCAAATTACCCTGCTCTTTACTATTTATTTCCTTAATAATGTAGTTGAGTTCTGTAGCATCCATTTCATTTTTAAAATATGTTGGAGTAACGGAGGTATTGCTTACAACAATTGCCATTATTTCAACTATCCAGCTTACTTTGCTGGTAATTGTGCTATCTTTTTTTTTAGTTCCTCCTCAAGTGCTCCCATTTGCTCAACTTGAAGTTCAAATAAATAGTTGGTGAACTCTTCTACAATTGAGTTATCTGCATCTATTTCATCAATAAAGGCATCAAAGGAGTATTTAAAGTTTTCCTTGTTATTATACTTGAGCATACAGTATAGCAGTGTAATGGTATCTGTAATACTATCACTCATTTCACTTACCTTTCTCTTGGTAAACTTTTCAAATTCCATCATAGCACCAAAGGAATTTTTAACCTTAAAATCTACGCCCTTAATTGTTATTGCTTTCATAATCATAATTTAAGTTTTTTTGTAAATACACTATAAAAGAAAAGGGAAACACCCATATTAATAGGCATTTCCCTCAATCATTAACTAGAAAACAACAACTATAAATCTACACTTTAGGAACCAAGGTTAAAGGCCCAGCAGCATCACCACCAAAAGAGTAAGTAGCGTTATCACCTTCACCTGCACTAATTGAAAGTGAGGTTAGTATTACTTTACCTGAAAAGCTAGCAGCTGCTGCATCTACAGTCCACAGCGGGCTAGTTCCTGTTTTGGAACCAATTACAAAATCAATAGGCTGCTTAGCTATCAATTTTTCAAATAATGTATCAGTGCCATTAACTGCACCTGTTAGATTCATTGCCATCAACCCATCACCGCTAACAGAATAATCCAACTTATCACCAAGCCTAACAGCCCAATCCCCTTCATTATCTTTACTCTTAATTTCTCTTGTGCTTGCCTTAATATCAAGCTTTACCGAGGTTGCAAAGGATATGGGTGTAACCACTGTACCTACTTTTGTAAAGAATATAATATCCTTACCTCTTATTACTTTCTCATTTTCTACTGCCATAATACTATCTTTTTATTTTAAGTTTTTTTTTTATAAATACACTAATAGTTAGTTTGATATACTATAAGTAAGCTTCTGAATAAAGGCATTTGCTATATAGGTTTCATTCACTGCTTGCAGTTCAATACCTCTTATTCCCTCGTAGCCCTCAATTGTCATTAATTTGCTATCAATTAATCCTGCTATTGCCACGTTATCACTATAGTTAACAGTAATAATACTCAGTTCTATTGTTGCCCCATATTGCCTATAATCTCTATTTGTGCTTATGCTAAGGTTTCTTTCAATTACTACTTGAGGTAAATTATCAAAGGTTGAACTCTCAGCATTGGTTTGCTTAATAGTAACTGGGTAAATCTTCTCTCCAATTATGGCAACCAGTGCAGTATCTTGGAGTAAAAAGGTTCTAATATGCTTTGTTATATCTATCATTATCCGTTATGTATTGTATGGTGGCATTCCTTGCAAAGTGCTTGCAGGTTGGTTACATCTAGCCCTATAATAAATTTTTCTTCTAAGGTTTCAACGCTGGATAGAGGCTGTATATGGTGAACCTCTTGAGCTAGCCTTATAATATCCATTTCTAGGCATCTTTGACACCTTGGGTTATGAACTAAAAAGTAGGTTCTGCAATTAACCCAAGCAGTTGTATTATAGAATTTCCTATCTAAGTTTTCCCTTACTGGGTATTGTTTTTTATTCTTATTAATATATGCTGTCATTTTTGTTTGTTATTTAAAATTTGTTCCATACTGGCAATTATTCCTTTGGTTAATGCTTCAGCACTTTCATTCTGCCTAGATTTAACCGCATCAAAAAAGAAGTGTGAAGCTGGTGCAATACCTGTTGAATGACTAGAAGAGGCATTACCAAGCTTATCTTTTTTAGGCTTAAATGTGTTTCCCCTAGTTCTCCCCCCAGTTTTCCTTAGTTTAGTTCCCCACTCAACCCACCTATATTTATAGTTATCAATCCCTATAATCATACCCGCTTTATTTTTCATTTGTGAACTCACAAAAGACCGGTTAAACTTGCTGGTATCATAGGTTTCACCTTTGAGCCTAGATAAAAAGTTACTCTTGGCTTGATCTAGTATAGGTGCAGCAGCTTCATTTAAGGCTTGCTTAACTAGGCTATTTTGCTCAAATAGGTTTAGCTCTCTGAATAGTTCTACTAAACTTTCGCTGTTTTCTACCTTAAACTGCAATTCCATCTATCTAGTCTTTTAACCTTTCTGCACTTATCTCTAACCAGTCATAGTTGACCATCGGCATTTGATTAATTATATAGGTGTCACCCTTCCACCCTATTCTCATACTCTCATCAATCGGCCTAACATAAGTTGTAAACACAATAGACTTGGTATTGAACGCCTCAAAGTTCTCCGAGGTCTTACTCCCCCCTGCATACTTTATACTCGCTCTGAGGGTCATAAAAGGGCTGTAAACCTGCTTAATGTCCCCGTAACTGTCTTGGGTTGTTTCCAACTTAAGGATGGTAATCACCTCTCTCAATATTCCAGCATTTACCATAACTAACCTATTGCTATATTTCTGTAAGCGTTGAGCATAAATTTGAAGCTGTAGGGCATTTCTGAAGCATTACCAAAGCTCACCATATTTCTGTTGGCATAGTAATTAGCAGC